CGCGTCCGACCGTAGGTGGCCTCATCAGCCGCGTCGATGCTCACCCGAGCCCACTTCATCCTCTTCGTCACCAGAGGCGCTCTGCCGCCCAAGGCCGTCCCATTGGTCACCAGGGCCGTGTCGAACGGACCCTCTGCCAGCCGCTCCCACAGGCGCTGCGTGTGCGGGTAGACCATGGGCTCGCCACCGCCGGTCACCTCGATGCCCTGGACCCCCATCTCCTCGAAGTCGTCCAGAAGCCGCTCCATGGCGTCCCACGGGATGTAGCTCTTGGCGTCGAAGTCCACCGAGTTCTTGTTCATCGGGAGTCTGTAGGAGCAGAATTCGCAGCTGTGGGGGCACCGATTGGCGGGCATCAGGTGGACCGTGATCGGGGTGGTCGGCAGACCCTCTCTGAGGGCAGCCAGATCGTCCGGGTGCGCCGCCAGCTTGTCCACGCGGTACGGGCTGGGCTTCATGGGTACCTCTTTGCGACCTCGCGCATCATGAAATTCCAATCGTTCTGCTGAGACTCAGACCACTTTTGGCTATCCGCGCCTGCACGTTCTCTCCCGGCCCTTGTCTTGAGTTCAGGACACCTGAGCACAGCTTTGGCGACCATTTTTGTAAGCCCACTCTGGACGAATGCCCTTGGCTCTGCCAATTCGGGGGAGTCGCTCTCGGCGTACTCCACGCAACAGTATCCAGCCGAGCCCTCCCGGTTTGGTCTGCCAGGGTCGATTTTCTTGTCCCCGCAGAACGGGCACGGGAGATTGAACCGAGCGTCGCTCATTGCTGCTGCCCCTTCTCTCTCAGGTACTCCTCCCGGACGTGGGTGACCTTGATGGCCCGGCGCACCACCTCCGAGTAGTTCGCCGCCCGCAACCATTCCTGCAATTCCTGCAAGTCCTGAAAGCTGTCGGTGTCCAGGGAGACCCGGACCCGCTTCCAGTTCTTGTGCATCCCAATATCTGGTGCATTCATGGGCAGACTTGTACCACATATGGGCATGTGTTGGCAATGCGCTGGGCCACGATTGGTCTAAGTCTTTCCCCGCGTTGACGTTGCGGATATTGAGGGGTTCAGATGGCAAGCGCGGAAGGTCCGTTCAACAAGCGCTGGGGTGACGCCCAGAAGGAGGAGTGGTGCCGGGAACACCTGCCAGATCTCAAGTTCTGCTGCTTCGAGCGGCGAAACTGGAGCACGCACGGTCGGATGACCCATCTGGGTGCCACCTACGTCCAGATCCCCTCCCACCCCAGCTACCCGGACATTCTCCTCGCCTTCGAGATGCGCTCTGCGGTCACTCAGGAGCACATCTTTGCCCACGACCATGGGGCACTCGAGGCCCACTTCCAGGGCGGCGTCCGCGGGCAGGGCTGGTATCCAGCCATCAAATGGCTTGCCCTCGCCCACTGGTGCAACTGTCCACGAAAGCTGATCGACCCAGGATTCAGGGCGTATCGCTTCAATTACCTCAGAACGAGGCCATTTCATGGAATTGACGCCGAAGTCGAAACGGGAGATGTACGACGAGAAGCGAGAGGGCAACACCCCGCAGCTGAAGATCTGGGGCCACATCGAGCCACTCCTCGAAGACCTCCACATGAGGATGCTCAGGGAGATCACGACCCAGTACACCCCCTCGGGAGGCGAGGAGACCTTCGTCATCCCCAAGGATCTCGGGAAGTCGGAGTTCTCCGACATGCGGCAGCTCATGGTGATCTCCATGGTGCTGCGTGCCGTCAGCCAGATTGAGGACCACGGCAGCTTCCAGAGCCTCTACAAGTCGGTCGAGAAGGTGCTCGCCAAGACCGCAGGCACCAAGGAGCGCAGGGACGGCCTCAAGCTCTTGGAGAAAGCCCGAGACGGCTACAAGAAGGTCCGGGCCGAGGGCTCTGCATGAGAATCGACGGTCTAGGATGGGCGGCGGCTCGGGCCAGAGCAGAGAACGATCTCTACTGGTTCAGCCGCTTCGTCTTGAACTACGACCAGCTCGACGAGACCTACCACGGCGACATCTGCCAGTGGCTGGACGATTTCGACCATGGCACCGCTACATACGGGCTCCTGATGCAGCCCCGTGGTCACTACAAGACCACCATGTCCTGCTCACGCATCATCCAGCACTGGCTGCGCGATCCAAACAAACGCTTCATGCTCGGCAGCGCCAAGCTCAAGCTCGCCATCGACATCGCGTCCATCATCAAGCATCACTGCGAAACAAACGAGGCACTCAGGTGGCTCGGACGTGGCCTCTTCTGGGACGATCTCAATCAGGCTACACGCTGGCTTCAGGACAAGATCTGCATAAACAGAACCGATGTTTCAAATACCTATTCGCTGGAATGCGCATCACCCGAAGCTGGCCTGACATCGAAGCACTTCCACGAGATCGTCCTGGACGACGCCGTTGACGGGGATAACTGCAAGACCCCGTACCAGCGCGAGTCAGTCAAGGAGTGGTATCGGCACTGCATGGATCTCTTGCTCGTAGGCGGCAAGGTGCTCGATATCGGCACCGCATGGCACTACGACGACATGCACTCGCTCCTGCGCGACGAGAGCGGCCCACAGAGCGGCTCCACCGTCCGTAAGATCAACGGCGCGTTCGGCAAGCCCGGCGTCACCAGCGGCGAGCCCATCTTCCCCAGACGCTACCGCGTCGATAACCACCGGCCATACGGCTGGGACACCGACTCGCTCGCCCAGCGCCGCATCGACCAGTCAGACCGGGTGTTCTTCGCCCAGATGTTGAACGACCCCACGCCTCGCTCGGAGGCCATCTTCAAGCGCAGCAACTTCGTCTGGTTCGATTCGATCAAGCCGCCCACCGACCGCGAATGCACCTACTGGACAGCGGTTGACCCCAACCGTGGGTCCAAGGCCGAGGCCGGTGACTACGGCGTTGTCATGACGGGAGCCCGTGACCACGAAGGGGACATATGGATCGTCGATATCTATCGCGGGCGGCCAACGCAGATGGAACTGATCGAGGTGATCGGGCAGCACGTCCAGAGGTGGAATCCCAAGTCCGTCTTCATGGAAGTCACCGCTGGGCAGCTCACCATGGCCGAAGCTCTAAGAGCATGGCAGATCCGCACCGGCATCACCTTTCATCAGGTCGATGTCAACCGATCCACCAAGTCCACAAAGGAAGATCGCATCCTGTCACTCGAAGGGCTAGTTGAGAGACGCGGCTTGCACTTGAAGATCGGGCTATGCGACGAGCTTGCCCTTGAACTCGAGCACCACGGCGCGTGGAAGCATGACGATCAGGTGGATTGCTTGGCGGACATCTGGATGAAGTCCACGCCGCCGCTGAAGCTCGTGAAGAAGCAACGCTTGCCGACCAACCCGAACACGTTCGCAGCAGTACACAAGGAAGCCGTTCAACGCCGCGAGATGGCGATGAGCCGCGTCCCAAGAAAGGTCTGGAATGCCTAGGCAGATCGACACCATGAGGAGGATTCGAGATGCCTAGAGGCGGCAGAGTCGTATCCGGCCCCAGTGAGGGCGCGTTCCACAGCCTTGCAATCAAGGGTGGCAAGCCCTCCGCTAGCAAGAACGAGCAGGCACGCAGAGGCTCCGTCGAGTGGTACCGCCAGTGGATCGAGTACTTCTACGAGAAGCGCGAGCGGGTGGAGTCATTCTGGGCAGCCGTCGATGAGAAGTACCGCAATACCAAGTGGGAAGACTCCAGCGACGACAAGCTCACCTTCAGCAACTTTGGGCTAGGCCGTGTCCCATCAGAGACCCATCTGACCGAGGCCACGGTGATGACCTCCAGGCCAGAGATCCAGATCAAAGGCTTCACCGGCAAGATCACCCAGGAGCTGGTACCGACCGCCCAGCAGGCTCTCAACAACGAGTGGTACACCATCCCGAGGCTCGTGCGCGAAACCCGCCTCTGCGTCAGGGACTGCAAGAAGTACGGGCTGGCGTTCTCCATGACCACCTACGATCAGGTGGACGACACACCCACTCCTGAGCCCGGCGAGGGTAAGGAACTCGACCCGACGCTCGACGCCCAGGCCGACGTACTCTCAGAGCAACTCGCCCAGCAAGAGGCCGAGATGCCCAACCCGGAGCCACTCGAGAACTTCGAGGCTGACTCCCGCATTGTCTACAACCGGGCCAACACACGCCACATCTCGCTGTGGGACATGCTGGTTGACCCGGACGCGAAAAACCCCGAGGACGTGCGCATCGTCGGCAGGCGAATCATCGCTGACCTGGACATGGTAAAGGCCGACAAGTCGCTGACGAACACCCGCGATCTCAAGGCGTCCGACATCTCGGACATCGACCAGCGGCACGTCAACGACGAGAAGAAGCGCCACTCTCCATACCGCTTCATCGAACTCTTCGAGCTGTGGGAGCGCCAGCCCGGTGGCCGCTGGAAGAAGGTGCTGCTCGCTCGAAACGGTGGTGGATTCCTGAAGCCCGCCAAGGAAGACCCGAGCTGGATGGGGCACCCCTTCTCGGCGCTACGCTGGAACGAAGACGGCAAGACCATCTTCCCCCAGTCCGACTTCTTGGCCCAGTGGGGGCTCATGCTGGCCGAGGAGACGGTCGCCAACAAGGCGCTCGACGGTCACCTCCGCGAACAGTATGACCTGACATTCGTCCCAAGGGGGATGCTGTCAGAGGAGAACTTCCAGGAGATCATGGGCAACGGGGAGATCGGGTACTACGTCGAATACGACGAGGGTGCCGTCCCCGGTGATGCTGACCTCAGACGCAAGATGTTCCGCCCCGACGTGAAGCCACGTTCTCCAGAGACACTCAATTTCCTGGGCATGATGGCGAGGCAGTTGCAGCAGATCAGCGGCAACGGCAACAATCAACTCGGCTCGGCAAACAAGTCAGGCACAACGGCAACGGAAGCCGCAGAGATCGCGGGCTTCGCTCGAGTCCGTGGGTCCTACAAGTTCGCCGCTGTAGACGAATTCGTTGCTGACATCGCACACAGACGCCTTGCCATCATGGCCCAGTTCTACAGCAAGGCAGACATTATCAGGCTCGTTGGGGAAACCGGCCAAGCATGGCCTGCGGGACAGTTCTCGAGAGGAGACGTGAAGCAGGGGATTCATGTGATCGTCGTGCCGGGGTCGATGAGGCCCGTCAATGACGATATCCGTGCGTCCTACCTGATGCAGCTCCTCCAGGCGTTCTCGCAGCACCCAGTCTTGCTGGCCCGGTTGGGGTTAGACGAGTGGGCAACCCGCTTTGCGCGGACACAAGGCATACAGGACGGTGACGCTCTCGTAGCTCCCATGAGTCAAGAAGACCATGCGAAGCTCGTCGCCCAACTGGCCGCCGCGCAAAGCGGGGGCGCTGGTGGAGGTGGCTCCGCTGCTGGGCAAGGCAGCCCACCCGGCGTCTCTGCACCAGCGACTAGCGCAGGAGGTGTCACGCAAGTGGCGCAAGGCTGATGTATAGAAACAAGATCATCTTGGGGTACGACAAGGCCACGGGCAAGACTTACCGGGGGATGCCCGAGTGGGCCAAGGGTCTACACAAGGACGACATCACCGAATGCTTGCACCTGTCCCATGACATCATCGACAAGCTGTCGGATGACTTGCTACCCGATGTTGAGTGGGCAGAGCGCAATGATGATATCTGTGCGTGGCACGAGCATGTCACCGATGATGGCGAGACCATCCGGGTCTACCGCAACCGGGTTGAGTTCGATGGCGAGGAAGTGTGGCCCGGCAAGGAGTACGGCCCTGCAACCTCGGTGACCGGTGAGATCGGCGGCAAGTTCGGATTCCAGTCACATGACCCAGCCAACAAGCGTCACGAGACCCGCGTGGTTGAAGACCTAGCGCACGACCTCGGTCGCAAATACTGGAAGGACTACGAGCAGTACGTGGACAATGACGGCGTGCACCACGAAGGCCCGTCCCCGCGCTCAGTAGCCAACAAAGAAGATTTCCAATCCTACCTGAAGCTGACCGCGCAGAGCGTTTCTGAACGGGGGCAGACGGTGACCTCACCGCTCGAGCGACTGAGGGAAAAGGTCCGTAGGCACAGGAGATGATGCGATGAAGAAGCACAAGCTGCCGACTTCGGGCAAAAGCCGCT